GGAGGAGGTGGAGGAGGGTCATCAGCATCAGCACCCCCTTCTCCTCAAATGATGTCAGGGTCTTTTGACTTATCAGGAGGAATAGAACCAGAACCAGTAAAAGCGTTTGTACTTACTGATGAAATGTCAAACAGTCAAAACCAATTAGCTAATATTAGAAGAAGGGCTACAATCTAAAAATCAAATAAACTAACTTAAAATCTATTATATACTATGCCTTGCGAAGAATGTGAAAACGGAAAATATAAATGGGGGAAAACTGGCTCTTGTAAATACGATACAAAAGCTGATTGTGAAGAAGACAATAAAGACTATTATGAAGATATGAAAGAAACTAAAATAGTAGAATTAATAATACAAGACGAAAATCAAGAATTGGCTATCGATGCAATAAGTCTAGTAACAAGCCCTGCAATCGAACAAGACTTTGTATTTTTTGGTAAAGAGAAAAATAATTTAACATTTGCAAAAGTAGATGAAGAAAAAAGAATGTTGGTCAGTCCTGCTCTTATTCCTAACAAGCAAATATTTAGACACGACCCAAATACTGACTCAGATTACTATGTTTATTTTAGTTCTGATACGGTGCGTAAGGCTTCTGAATTATACTTGCGACACAACAATCATCATAAAGCAACCTATCAACACCAAGACAGAGTTTCAGGCGTTCTAACAGTTGAATCTTGGATTAAGGAAGGAGATAGTGATAAATCAAAGTTATACGGATACGACTTACCTAATGGCACTTGGTTCGTTAAAATGAAGATTGAGAATGACGAGCTTTGGCAAAAGATAAAAGCAGGAGAATTAAAAGGTCTTTCTATAGAAGGCTACTTTACTAATAAATTTGAACAAATGAATAAAAAACAACCAACAACAGAACAAATCTTAAATGCTTTAAATAAGCTAGTAAAAGAATCTAAAAATGAATTTACAACTAATAAAATAGAATTAGGATTAGTTGAAGATGCTACTAAATTAGCAGATATTCAATTAGATGAATTAAAGCTTATTAAAAAAAATGGAGAGGCTATGTTAAAATTAGCTAAAGTAATAGAAGGACAAGGTAATTCAGCTATTAGCGCTTTTAAAAAAGGTCAAACAATTTTGAAAAGAATAGAAGAAGCTGCAAAGAACTTAGGTCTAAAACCTAATACTATAGGTGGATATAAAGGACTTAAGAGAGCAGAAGATTTATTTTTAACTTATAGAAAACAATACAATTTCTAAAATCAAACAAAATAACAACTATTCTATTATATAACAGAACTTAAAACAAAACTATGGATTTAAAAAATCAAATATTGGTAGCACTTGGTCTTGATAAAGGCGAAGAAGTATCTCTTGCTTGGCAAGCGAAGTCAGAAGACGGAACTATTTTCGTTTCAACTGCAGAAGAATTAGAAGAAGGAGTGGATATCTCAGTTCTTACTGAAGATGGAACGACAATTTTATTACCAATCGGCAGTTATAAAACGGAAACAGGATTAACATTTCGTGTGGAAGAAGAAGGCATAGTTGCTGAAGTTATGGAAAGCGAAACGGAAGAAGTTGTTGAAGAAGAAATGGCTGAAGAAGAAAAAGAAAAAAAATATGCAGACGTTGCTGACTGGGAGGGTATGGAAAAGCGTATTCAGAACTTGGAAGATGCCGTGGCTGACCTTAAAAAAGATAAAGAAGGAGGCGATGATGAGGTTGAAGAAATGGCTGAAGAAGTTGTTGAGCCTTCTAAAAATCCTAAAACTATTACAACAAAAGAAGTAAAGGAATTTTCATTAGAAGAATTAAAAGCAGAAAACGAAAAATTAAAAACTGAATTAGCAGAATCACCTGCATCAGCTCCTTTAGATACAAATAAATTTAGCTCAGAAAGAAAACCTGTATCTAAATTAGACTACAATAAAATGAGTAAGAACGAGAAGTTTTTACATAACTTATATAAATAATAACTAAAAAAACCAAAAAAAAATGGCGTTTACTACGACAAGCAATTTCGCAGGGAAGGCAGCTGGATTTTACATCTCAGCAGCACTTCAATCAGCATCTTCACTTGACTATCTTACAATGATAGAAAATATCAAGTTTAAATCTAATATACAAAAAATGGCAGGAACTGCTGATGGAGCAGGGAATGGATTAATTACAGCAGCAGGATGTGATTTTGTAACAGCAGGAACACTTGCTTTGACCGAGAAAATATTAGAGCCAGCTAATCTAATGATAAACTTAGACTTGTGTAAGTCTACTTTACTAGATTCTTGGGAAGCTTTACAGATGAGAGCAGGTGCAGGCGCACCACCTCCAGCATCTTTTGATGATTACGTTATCTCTTATATGGGAGACATTATAGCAAATCAAACTGAAAACGACATTTGGGCAGGTATCGCTAATACTGGTGGAAACTTTATTGGATTCACAGGAGCAGGTGCAGCAGGATGGTTAAGAGCAGGTAATGATGCAACAGTTGTACAAGCAGTTTTGACAGGAGGTGCAGGTGTTGCTCCCGTTATTGCTACAATTATTGCTGATATGCAAGCAGCTATTGATGCAACTCCCGCTTCAATTATTGGAAAAGATGATTTACATATCTACTTAAACCAAAAGAATTACCACTTATATATTCAGGCAGTATCTACTTTAGGTTACTTAAATGCTTACAATATGCAGGGTGATTATGTTCCTGTATTTAATGGAATTAAAGTTGCTGTTTGTAATGGATTACAAAATGCTGCAATCGTAGTAGCTGAAAAATCAAATATGTTCTTTGGAACTGACCTTTTAAGTGATGCTACTAGAATACAATTAATGGATATGTCTCAGTTAGACGGAAGTGATAATATGAGATTGGTAGCTCGTTACTCAGCAGGAACACAAACAGGAGTAGGAGCTGATATTGTACTTGTATCTTAATAAATAAATAAAAACGGAGAAGGAGGGTGTCAAAACCCTCCATCTTTATAACCACTTAAAAATTAACCAATTATGGCTTGTGGCATATTAACAAAAGGTAGGGGACTCGACTGTAATAGAATCAGTGGTGGAATTAAATTTGTTTATTTCGGAGTTTACGACCAATTTACAGCACCAATAGAAACAGTAGGATTAGTTCAAGCATCAGGAGAAGTAACAGATATTGAAATGGCTTCTAATGTTCTTTACAGATACACTATGCCTTTAGGCGTAGCTAGTTTAACAGAGACAATCGTAGGAAGTCGTGAAAATGGCACGATTTATTACACGCCTTCTTTAAGCGTTATTCTTAACCGTTTGACTAAGGAAGACCAAAATCAAATCAAATTATTAGGGGCTACAAAACTTGTTTGTTTCGCTCAGCTTAATGCTACATTACCTTCAGGAAATGATGTAATAGTAGCCTTAGGAGTAACTAATGGAATGGAGCTTAACGCAGGTACTATGGATTCTGGCGCAGCCTGGGGAGACAGAGGAGGATATACATTGACCTTTGACGGAATAGAAGCAGAACCTTTTCCAATGGTGGCGGATTATACGACAGACCCATTTGACAATGCAGCATTTAATTTTGGTGTAGGGAATCCAATAACTTCTTAATTAGTATTCTTTTATTATAATTCTTGAATGGGGTTGTTTAATTACAACCCTTTTCTTTTTAAGTTTAACGAGGGTGGTGCAGTTCGACTGTATATAGAGAAATCTAGCGTTCGTTATAGGAATTAGGAGGCTTAGGCTTCCTTTTTCCTTTATTAACCAAACAGAAACAGACTTTTTCTATTATATAGTATGATACAAGCAATTACTGAAACAGGACTTTCAACTAACATATCAACTGAAGATAATAGAATAGATACGTCTGTAGCTTCTACTCAGATTAGATTCTTAGTAAAGTTTATTAATGACCTTGATGGTTCTATTGCTTATGCTTATCCTCAACTAACTAATGGTATTAAACCTAGATTCACAGAAATGGCTTTTGTTTACAATATAAATCCTAATATGTATTCTGGACAAATAAAACTGTTTCCTGCGGGGCATTGGAAATATGAAGTTTATGAGGTGAGTTGGACAGGAACTGTAGAAGTTGTCTTTGGAAAAGCTCCTGCTACTGAAACAGATGTTTTACCTGTATCTAGTTTCACAGGAGTAGTTCAAGGAATAGTTACTAAAGGAATTTTAAACTTGACAGAGAGATCAGGAACAGAGCAAGTTCAATATACTCAACACGCAGAACCAGACGAAACTAATTATATATATTACGGACAATAAAAAAACAATATGCACAATATACTTTCAGTAAATTTACAAACATCAACAGCACCAATAGTCCAAGAAGTCAGAGGGCGAGATTATATAGAGTACGGAACTGATGATTGGAAAAACTTGTACCCTCAATTTTTAATTGACCTTTACTACAATTCAAGTACTCACGCTGCGATTGTAAATGCAACTGCTGAAATGATTGGAGGAGAAGACTTAGTTGCAAGCGATGAAGATACTAATTTGGAATCTTATGTTAAATTAAAGAAGTTTCTAAGGCACGCAAATAGCAATGAGTCTTTACATCAAGTAATTAAAAAAGTAGCATTTGATTTTAAACTCCAGGGTGCTTACGCTCTGCACATTGTTTGGAATAGAGAACGCACAGAAATAGTTGAAGTTTATCACGTGCCAGTAGAACGAGTAAGAGCAGGAAAGCCTAATGAATTTGGAAAAGTTGATACATACTTTATAAGCGCAGACTGGTCAAATGTAAGATCTAATAAGCCTTATCCAGTTTCAGCGTTTAATGTTAATGATAGAACAGCAGGAAGCCAATTATTATATACAGGTTCTTATAGTCCAAATATGGATGTTTACTATACTCCTGATTACATAGCTGCCAATAATTGGGCTTTGGTAGACCAGAAGGTAGCGGAGTTCCACCTCAATAATATAGAAAATGGATTCTCGGGATCATATTTTGTCAGCTTTGCTAATGGGGTTCCGACACAGGAAGAAAGACATCAGATAGAACAAAGTCTTACAGAGAAATTCACAGGAGCATCAAATAGTGGTAAATTTATTTTGACGTTCTCAGATGACCGAACTAGAGTACCAGAAATAACTCCTATAAGCGTTTCTGACGCAGACAAGCAGTATCTGGCTCTCCAAGAGCTTTTGGTTCAAAACATACTTACAGGGCACAGGGTAACGAGTCCTATGCTTATGGGAATTAAATCTGATACAGGACTTGGCTCAAATGTTGATGAACTTAACGCAGCAGGGAATTTCTACTTAAATACAGTAATAAAGCCTTTTCAATTACACATCTTAAATACTTTGCAGACTATATTTTCTGTAAACAATATGGACTTAGAAGTTAAGTTCGTTCAGCTTAAACCAATAACGGTAGAATTTACTTCAGAAGATTTAAAAGGAGTAATGACTGAGGACGAAATTAGAGAAGAGGTAGGATTAAAACCATTAGCAGACGTTGAAGTTAGAGAAGACTTTGCAAAGGTTGGTATGATTGATGGAAAGCCTGTTTTTAACACCATAGAAGAAGCCTTAGCGAGTGCAAAGACTTTAGGGTGTGAAGGGTACCACGAACACGAATATGAAGGGAGAACAGTCTATATGGCTTGTGAAGGGCATAAGGAAGCTACAGAGCTTTCTAAATTCATTGAGGAGTTTGGAGAAGATATGTCAGAGGATTGGGAATTAGTAGAAGAAGAAGTAGTAGACGGAGAACACCAAGACTTTAACTATGAAGAAGTATTAAATGAATTAGTTGGAGAAAAGATAGAACTAGCTTCAACAGGTAGAGCTATTCCAGAACGTAAGTCAGAACAAGATGGGTTATCTAAAAAAACTTATGATTACTTTAGAGTTCGATATGTTTATTCAAATGATAATTTCTTAACGAATAAGTCAGGAACTAAAAGAGAATTTTGTCGTAAGATGACTGCTGCAAATAAACTTTACAGAAAGGAGGATATTATTAGTATGACTACTAAAGCAGTTAATCCTGGATTTGGACCTAAAGGTGCATCAACCTATTCAATTTTTCTCTACAAAGGAGGCCCTCAATGCTTTCACTTCTGGAGTAGAAGAATCTTCAAGACTGTAATAGGAGAATCTAAGACAACTAAAATAGAAGATGCTGATATGATAGGCTATACAAAAGCTAGGTCAGAAGGCTTTACTGCTAAGAAGAATGATAAGCTAGTAGCAACACCACCTAGAAAAATGAAAAATAACGGATATATAAACCCAAGATAATATGCCTACAGGATATGTACTCTTCATAAGTGAAGCAAAATTAAAAGACTCGACAGCAATCAATCTTAATGTATCGACAGATTTGCTATTGCCATACGTTAGACAGGCTCAGAAGTTGTAT